CGCGGCGAACGATGAGCACATTGCCACCGCCCGCCGGAAGATCGGCGAGGCCAAGGTGCCCGAAGCCGCAGCCGAGATCCGCGATCGCGTGGCCAGCGGTGCCGGTGCCATCCTCGTCGGAGCTTGGCACACCGGCGTCATCGACGCTCTGGTCTCCGAGCTGTCGGACCTGCGGGTCGCGGCTCTCGACGGCCGCACCAGCAGCGCCCGCAAGGACGAGCTGCAGCGCGCTTTCAACTCCGGCGAGCTGGACGTGCTGGTCGGCCAGATCGCAGCCATGGGCGTCAGCCTGAACCTGCAGCACGGCGGCAACCGCATCATCGTCGTCGAGGAGGACTGGAGCCCGGCGATCATGGACCAGTTCTACGCCCGCCTGCACCGCATCGGGCAGACGCAGCATGTCCACGTCGACATCCTGCAGTCGGACGACAAGCTGTCTCAGGCCGTGGCCCGCATCGCCTCCGCGAAGCGCCGGTCCCACGCCATAGCAATGGAGGTTTAACATGAGCGTGCGCGATGCAGTGCTGCGCGGTGCCGAGATCACTGAAGCCCGGAAGGACTGGGGTTTCGACCGCACAACCTATCTGAACAGCTCGGAGGCTGACGCCTGCATCCGCAGCATATGGTATTCCAAGCACCGTCCGGGAGAGGCGGCCGCGCAGGACTGGGGGTTCGCCCGGCGCGGCCATGCTGTCGAGCGTTACATCATCGACAGCCTGTCTTTTCTGAACGATGTGTACCTCGACCTTGTGGGCGCTGATCAGGTCAGCCTGCAGGACGAGGAGCGCCGGCTATCGGCGACACCCGACGGGGTCATACGCTTTGGCGACGGGGATTGGTTGGGCCTCGAAGTCAAGTCAATCGACCCTCGTACTAACACCGGGCGTCTGCCGAAGCCGGCGCACATTACCCAGCTACGCATCGCGATGGCCCTGCTGAACCAGCGGCGGGGATACCGTCTGACCCAAGGCTACCTGCTGTATGTCGACGCCTCGAACTTCAACCGCATGTTCGAGTTCGTCATCGACGCCGACGACCGCATCCTCGATGTCTACGCCAAAAAGGCCAAGCGGGTGTTCTCGGCGGTGACGGATACCGTCCTCGACCGCGAGGGCAAGCGCACCGGCGAGTGTAAATACTGCCCCTTCACCGCCTTGTGCGGCGTCGCGGCGAAGGACAGCAGGACGCCGCGCCCTCAAGCGCGCCCCGCCGGGTTCGACGCCGCCGTGCTGCGCTACGCCGAGATTCAGGACACCGAGGCCGCCATCAAGGCGGAGAAGGACAGCCTGAAGGAGGATATGAAATCAGTCCTGCAGACCGCAGGGCACATGATTGTCGGCAACATCGAAGTCTCGATGTCGCTGACCAAGGGACGTGCCAGCCTTGATCGTAAGGCTGTCGCGGCGGCGGGGATCGATCTGACCCCGTTCGAGAAATCGGGTGCTCCCGTGGAGCGCCTATCTGTGAAACGTGTCAACTGAGGTGACCGATATGACTAACGCACTTACTGCCTTCATTAAAGACGCCAACCTCCCCGCGTTCGACGAGGAGGCCATGGCCGCTGCCATCGACGCCAGCCAAGAAGAGGAGGGCTACGCTCAGGGCGGCGGCATCACGTTCATCGACTTCTCGGGGAAGATGAACCAGTACCGTGTCGGCAAGGATCGAGACCCTATCGACCCCGAGGCCCTGTTCCTGCTGGAGCCGATCTCGGCGACCAAGGGGTGGATCTGCTGGAAGGGCGGCAAGGTAGTCGGCCGCGAGGAGTGGCCGTACCTGAACAAGGCGGCCACGATCTCTGCCGAGCAGCTCGACGACCACGGGCCCTACAAGGAGAACGACGGCTGGAAGCCGCTGCGCGGTTTCGGCTGCATTGCGCTCGACGGCACCGCCTTGAACTGCAAGTTCTCGTCCAACGCCTCCGGCGCTCGCAACTCCATCGAGGGTGTGCTGGCTGAGGTCTCCGCTCAGGTGAAGCGGGGGCAGCCGTCGGTGCCGGTGATCAAGTTCTCCTCGGAGAGCTTTACCTCCAACGACCACACCAACTGGAAGCCGACGTTCCCGATTGTGGCGTGGGTCACCCGGGAGGCTGCGCAGACGTTTTTCGCTGGCGGCAGCCTTGATGATCTGCTCGCGGGCAAGCAGCCCAAGAAGCTGAAATAGGGGGAAGGCCGCCGCCTGTTACGGAACGGGCGGCGGCTGCCTTGTTACGCAGATGTTACGGAACTGAGGGGAAATCTTTCAAGCACACCCCACTCCATTTGCTCCCTCAGTTAGAGGGGGGTGTGCTTGAAAGATTGAATTATTCGACGGGGCACAATGTACAAACTGATTACAGATACCGACGAGCTGCAGCAGTATGTCGACGCCATCGGCGACAGGTTCTGCGCGCTCGATTTTGAGACCACCTCTCTACGGCCCGAGGATGGCCGTGTGAGGCTCGTCAGCCTGTTCGATGGTACCCGGGGTGCTGTCGTGGACTTCGACGCTCTACGGGGCGGATTTGAGGCCTGCGCGGGCATGTTCAGCCGGGGGGAGTGGATCGTATTCAACAGCGGGTTCGAGCTGCGGTGGTTCATCGCCGCCGGCTGCCCGGAAACGCGCTGCCGGGACGTTGGGTTCCTGCGCCGAGCCATCCTCGGCGGCGGCCGCTACAGCCTGAAGCAGGTGGTGGCGTGGGATTTGGACCGGGAGATGGACAAGACGGAGCAGACCAGCAACTGGGCCGCGCCCGAGCTGACCCAATCCCAGCTCGACTACGCGTTCAAGGACGCGGTCGATACATGGGACTTGTTCCAGCACTGGTATGACAAGTCCGACGAGCTGCACCTACAGGCGTGGGCGCTGTTCGACGGCATGGTGCCGGCGGTGATCGAGATGGAGGACAGCGGAATGCTGATCGATATCCGCCGGCACCGACAGCTCGCCAAGCAGTGGGGCGAGATCGCCGACAGCAAGGTCAGCCTGATCCGCAAGATGGTGCCTGACAGCGAGATGCCGAACATCAACAGCGACATCCAGTGGGGGGACTTCTTCGCCCGCGAGATGCCCGACAATATCTTGTCCCGCTGGCCGCGCACCGAGAAGACCGGCACCTTGTCCATGACCGGCAGCACGCTGTCGAAGGTCGGCGCGCACTTCTACGCGCATCTCGGGGAGAACCCGATCACGGCGCTGGTCGATGCCCTGCGCGACTACAAGAAGATGTCGAAGTACCGCAGCAGCTTCGGCGACACGCTGGCCGACAAGGCGCAGATGCACGACGACAACCGGGTGCGCTGCCGGTTTAACATCGGCGCGGCGAAGACCTGCCGGTTTTCGTCGACAGGCCCGAACCTGCAGCAGATACCGCGCGACCTCGACCTGCTCGGCGAGCGCACCAGCGTGCGGTCCTCGTTCATCGCTCCGCCCGGCAAGAAGCTGGTCAGCTTGGACTACAGCGGCATCGAGCTGCGCGTCCTCGCCCTTCTGTCGGAGGATGAGCAGCTCCTGCACGACGTTGTCCACGGCGACGTGCATGCCGAGGTGGCGTCTGTCATCGCCGGCCACGCCATCGACAAGTCGACGCCGGATGGTAAGGCGGCCCGGACTGCGGCCAAGGCCGTCAGCTTCGGCATCATCTACGGATCAGGTGCCAGCGGCCTGTCCGTCACGATGCGGACATCGAGCACCAAGGCGCAGAAGTACATAGACTTCTGGTCCGAGCGGTACAGCAACGCGTTTGAATACCGCAACCTGATGATGGAGCAGGCGGCTAAGACCCGCTACATCCGGTGCGTTGACGGCGGCACCATCTACATGGGCAAGAGCCCAGACCTTCCGAAGTGCGCGAACTACCCTGTGCAGCGCGCAGCACTGTCGGTCATGGCCCGCGCCATCTCCCGGCATAAGCAGACGTTGGACGCGCAGCGTCAGTCTAGACAGCAGCGGCAGACACTGATACTTTCCACGATCCACGACGCGTTGATCGATGAGGCTGCGGCCTCCGACGCGCAGGAATGCCTTCGGCTTATGCAGGAGGATATGACCGCCGGATACCTCGACCTGTTCCCCGAAGCCCCGACGGACGGACTGGTTGAGGGAGGCATTGGTGATAACTGGGGCAAGTTAGGTTAGAGGAGACCAATATGTTCAACGCACAGATTAAACTAGACCTGAAGGGGCTGACGGAGCGGGTTGACCTTATGGAGCGACAGCTCCGCAAGTTGTACAAAGAGGTGGCCATGCTGAAGAACCCGTCGAATGTCCCGGAGCCGGCGGTTGTTCGCCGCACCCCCCGGCGGAATTCATTTCACAGCGAACGCTATTTAGTTCGCCTGTTACACGGCGGCATCGATATTGAGGCCAGCCTCAAGACGATCAACCGCACTATCTACGAGATCATGGAAGGCAGTTGGCCAAAGGCCAGCGCGGAGAGCCGGATAGACCTCGCCGTTCGCTGCGCAACTCCGGGACAGGGCGGCCTGATAAGCCGGGAGGCTTGGTTGAGGGCCAACCCGGAACAGTTGGACCTGTTCCGATGACCCGCACCGACGAGTTCGACGTTGCCTGCGCCGACGTAACCCAGCGGCGCGAGGTAAACTATGGCCACCCCTTCGATAACTTTTTGAGGGGGCAGGCCATCATGGACGTGGTGGCTGAGTGCCCGCACCCTGCGGTGCGGTGCGCCCTCACGTTGATAGCAATCAAGATGGCGCGGCTAATCGCTACGCCGGACCATCTCGACAGCGCCATAGATATCGCCGGCTATGCGCGCACCATTGTCATGGCGCTAGACGAGGAAGACAGGAGAAAGCACGATGGCTAAATCGGCAGCCGAGAGGCAGAAGGAATACGAGAAGCGCAAGATCGAGGCCGGCTTCAAGCGGGTGCCGGTCTGGGTTCCGGCCGACAAGGTCGAAGAGCTGCGCGCGTTTGCGGAGACCCTGCAAAAATAATTCAGATGGGGGGTTGTCAGGCGCTGACAATCCCCCATATACTGGGGGCACCAACCAAGGAGCCCTCAGATGTTTACCGAAGCCAACACCGCCCTCGACTTCATCCTCGCCGCCGAGGAACGCATAGCCGAACTGACGCGGGAACGGGATGAGGCGGTAGTCGAGCAGGACAGGCTGCGCTCCGTCGCCTTTATGGCGTGCCTTGATGTTCAAGATACCCCGATGTGGAACGATTTATCAGAACGATGGAAAGAAGCAACCGGCCGCGCCACCACAGCCGAGGCACGCGTAGCCGAACTGGAAGCGCGGCTGCGGAAGATCATGGCAGCGATCCGAGCCCTCGCTGTCCTCACAGGAGACGACAAATGCTAGACCCAATAAATATTAAATCGGACCGTGAGTTGGTTCAACTGGCCGCGCACATTGCCAATGCAGACCCGCACCACGAACCGCTCGACCTGCCGCACAGCAGCGCGGCGCGCACCGTCTGGCTGCTGCTGATTGTCGTGCCTATCGCCTATGTGGCGGGGTCATGGTGGGGAATCTAATGGTCAAAATACTATCAACAGTGTTCTGGCTCTGGATAGCCGCAGCCCTGCTACTTAACATTGTGAGGATGATATGAGCGGTTATTGGGACAAGAACCCCGGTGCCATCGAAGCACTGAGAGACCTCTGGGCCAAGGGGCTGCCGGCATCGGTTATTGCATCGACGCTTGAATTGCAATTCCGCAGCGCAATCACCCGCAACGCGGTTCTCGGCAAGGTTCACCGGCTTGGGCTTAATAACCGAATTGACCCGGCAAGGGGATCTTCGGAAGGGCCGCGCATCAAACGGCGCAACGACCGCAAGACCCTCCGCAATGCGGCTCTCGGCATTGTCGATAAACCGCGCACCCCTGATGACCAGCGCCCCATGCCCGCCCTGTCACGCCACGCCGGCGATGCCTGCCAGTGGATCGAAGGCGCGCCGCGGGGGCGGAATTTCTGCCTACGCCGCACACTTGAGGGATACTCATGGTGCCCCGATCATTTCAAGCGGGTGTTCCTGCCGCCTAAGAATAGGCGCGCGGCATGAGCGAGTCCCGCGCCGAAATTGTCTACAAGCTGTTTTACCGCGACCGTATTGATACGACGCGGATTGCTGACTGGCTGGAGATACCCGAGTCAAAGGTCTGGAACATCCTTGCACACGGCGAGGGCTGGAGGGCAAAGAACCGGTCAATCATGGCGCGGTTAAAACGCGTTAAGACTGCTTGGCCAACCGTAGCGCCAGTGCGCCGGTAGGCTACCGTGAAACGCCGTTCCGTTTGTCCCAACTGCGGAAGCCGGCATAGCCGAGATAACCGGCACCGAACAGCGCATAGAGACTTTCGGGAATCGCGTTTAGCCAGCCCTTGAATCCGAGAATGACCGCATCCGCGACCTGCGGTTCAAAGGCAAACAGGAATCCCATCGGGATCGACGCCAGCAACAGGATGTACATAACGTAAAGAAATGACGGGCGGGCGCGGCTGGTCCACGAATCGGCTGAATTGGCTTCTGCCAGTATGGCCGAGAGGTTTGTTTTCAGCGTGTCGAGTTCGCCGGCCTGTTCCGCTTTCATAATGGCAAGTTTCGCCGCTTCCCGTTCCTCGTCGGACGTGAACAGTTGGTCGACAAGGCCGAACAGCGGGCCGGCAATGCCGCTGGCAATGTCAGCAATTGGGTTGATGCCCATATCAGACCACGTAATGGCCGAGCAGCGCGCCGATCAGCAGCAGCGCCACGGAGTAGACTACGAACACCGTCATTGGGTGCGTGTCGAGAATGTCAAACAACTTGTCAATCATGATTGGTCCTCATTGTGTTTTGCGGTACAGCGACTGAATACGCGTGGCCCTGTCACCGACCTGTTGTGCCCACTTGCTGTCACCAGCCTCGCGGGCGGCTGTCTCGCCGTCTCCGGCCTCAAGTGCTGCCAGCATCTTTTTAAACCCTGACAGGGTAGGCCAGCCTAGATTGAATGCCATGTTCGCTAGCCCGCGTTGCCACGGCTCCGGCATGTTGCGCCACCACGGAATGTTTCGGTCCAGATCGGCGGTGGCCGAGGCAGCGTCGTATTCCAGCAACAGGTCGATAATGTGCCCCGGCAACTTGCCGCCTCGTCGCTTGTCAATCAGGTGACCGACGCCGATTGTCCAGTATCCCTCGCTGTCCTGATATGCGTGATCGACGCGACCCTCGTCGCGCACCAGATCGGCCATCAATGCCGCCGTGTTCATTGGCATTCGCAAATCTTTCCACGCAGTTTTGCTGCAATGGATCGGCCCCATTCCAGCGACGCTTTTTGCATGATGTTTTGCATTTCAATCGGCGACTTTCGTATGTCGTACATGTCGCCGTTGCCCATGCGGATACGATAGCCGAGCGGGATAATTTCGACGGTCGGTGAATCAGTCATTCGCTACCTCTATCAGCACAGCCCATCCGCAATCAGGGTGCCAGAAGTGCCCCAGATGATGCGGCACATGGGACGGATCGGATACCCATTCAAACGCCCTACTGTCGCCTATCCGTAGGTCAGACACTGTATATTTTCCGTTCAAACTCAAACTCATTTGGTCCTATCACGTGTACTAACTGCGGCCACAACAAGCGACCTTTGTGGAATGTCAGGACGGCAAAGCCCGAACGATGGTTTTTCGGGTTGTCCTCGCCGTACTCGAATTGCGGGCCGTCAGGCTCGGCAAGCGTGCCGGTATCGACGCCCCACCTTGTTCCGTTGTAATCTGTGAACGGCGTTACCTTCAAGCTGTGCAAGTGGCCTGTAACCATCGTTTTACCGGCCCACATCGTGCCGTTGTGCGTGGCGTGGATGCCGCCCTTAAAACGGTGTTTTACGACGACTTCATCGTTGATCCAAGTGGCCCAGCACGGCACCCACTCCATGCCGAAATGGTCCTTCAGGTGGATACCCTTTACCTGAGCATACTCGGGTGCGGCCTGTGCTAGTCGGGCTTCAAACCGCTGGTCGTGATTTCCCAATGTCCATGTGAAACGGCACTTTTTCGGTGCCGCTGCCTTTATCTCGGCGAGACGTTCGCAACATGTCTCCAGTTCCTCGCTGACTGAGGGAAGTTCCTCCCAACCCATCGGCGGGTGACGGCTGATCTTCGCGCCGTCCACAACGTCACCATTGGCAATGATGAGTTTCGGCTGTAACTCGCCGATCATTTTGATCAGCGCCTTATGCGCCGTGCTGACCATGCCCGGCCAGTAATGCGCGTCTGAGAACACGATAACCGTGCCTGTGTCCACATCCAGGCGGATGCGGGCGGGGTGTTGCTCGGTCAGTCTGTCGGGGGATCGTGGATCTGGGCTGCGGAGTTGAATGGATTGGGTTTCCTCGATGCGTCGCCGTCTGTCGTGGACGTTCCGAACACCGACGCCGAGGATGCGCGCCGTGCCCGCCGCGCCGTTCGCCTCAAAGAGCCGGATGAATTCCACTTCGGTGCATGATGCTGCGACCATAGCGAACCTCGCCGTGTGATTTCAGGGGTTCAGTTCATTCCACTGCGGCGTTTTTGCCCCCGCCGTCTAGCAATCCAACCCTGCACGGTCGCCGTTTCGTAAATCCGAAACCCGGTCCATATAATTGTGAAAATCGCAGCAACGGCGGGAAGAACCTGCGATAGCGTCCCTACGACAACACCGATAGATACAACATCCAAAACCCGCATCGATGTCTCCTGTCCCATCACAGACCCGTGCCGGGTTTGGGTTTTGCTGAAATTAGGATGGCCGAGATAACTAGCAGGGATTTGACAATCATATCGTCACCATCGGCCAGTCGTTGATCGGCGCGTTGCCGGTCGGCACGCCGGCTGCATCAACCGGCGTGTCGAACAGCACCTTGAACGCAGCAAGATCAACACACGCTGCGATCTGACCTTCGATGATACCACCAGCCAAGCGGACCTCGTCGCGGTAGGTCTGGATGTCGGCAGGTACAGCCGCGCCAGTGTCCTGTTTGCGGATATAGGCCCAGTCAGTCTGCGCCAGCAGCGAACCCTGCGTTGCCTTAATTTGTGCAATCCACTGCGACTTCAGCCCCGGTGTTGAGAGCTGCACCAGCGTGTCTGGGTCGATCACCGGAACGCCGTCTTCGTCCACGGTCGGCACGTCTTCCAGCGCACGCTCGACAGAGGTGTACGCACCCGTAATGTCCGGGCCAGTGACCCAGTAGAACCGCTCGTCAGGCTTCGGCTGAACCGTAACCTCAACAAGGCCGATAGACGCTTTAGTTGCGGCGTCGTAGCGCGCCCAC